AGGATAGAAGTCGGGAGGGAAACGATTTGACGAGACTCTGACCTGGGTCAGTTTTGCCACCCACCATGAGGAAGTTTACTCGTATAGTCACGTTTCATGATTGCTTTATTTTGCTTGTTTCCCAAATGTTCCTTTTGGACTTATGCAATCTACAGCGTAGCGTCTTATTCCGCCATCTGTCCCAATCTATTTATCAAAGTTCCAACTCTCTCGTACTGCCTCCCACCTTCAGGTGAGAGACAATGGGTGAGGGTTTACTTGATATTCAAGAAAGGTAATGCTGATCCTGGAACGAATGTCACAGGCAACTTACCATCCCACTTCTCAACTGCCTTTAGGTTCACATACTCCGCACCGCCTTGAGACTGTATAGCCTCAGCCTGAATACGGATTGTTTCTGCCTCTGCTTTACTTCTCGTTATCTTTTGTTGTGATTCATACTCAGTCTTTTTCAGCTCGTTCTTAGCTTGCTCTGCCTCTTGCTGTGTTCTAACTTTGGCTTCTATCGCACTATTGAATGAGTCTGAAAACTTAACATTTGTTATAGCAATCTTCTCAAGCACCATGTAGACAGCCTTCATTTTCTCTTTCAGGATTTTTTCCGATGATATAACAAACTCCTGTCTTTTTGTTACAAGCTCCTCTGCGGTGAATTGACTGCTTGCAGACTTTACGCTATCCAGAATCATTGGTTTTACGATCTTTTCAACGTAATCATCACCGTAATTTAGGTATATTTCCTTGAGCTTGTTAGCGTCTAGATGGTAATTTACAGATACCCCAAGTGAAGCGTCTTGCAAGTCTTTTGTCGCTGCTGTCATTGACTCTGCATCTTTGAAAAGAATAACCTGATTGGTTACATCGTATGTGTGACGACTGGTAAAAGGAAAAAATGTAATGTTCACACCAGGATCAGCAACAGACTGAATTTGACCAAGAGAAGTCATAACAGCCCTTTGATATGGTTGGATGATTCTTAGGTTAATAATAAGGAATAGGAGGATAAACGCTCCTACCGCCACTGCCGAATACACCAATCCTTCAAACTTTGTCATATATTTAATAAAACTTATAAAAAACAATCTTCCAAGCCCCTACAGAGTAGGAGCCTGTGTAGCTTATTTCTTTTTCTTCACCGCTTTCTTTTTCTTGGCGAGCTTTTTCAGAGCCTTCGCTTTTTTCGCTGGCGGTGTCTTAGTTGCCATAGGGGTATGTTGAATTGGTAATATCTTAATCATGGGTCGTATACCTTCTTGCTTGAATATATCCTCAGTCAGCTCTGATGCGAATTTTGTGATCTCATACTGAGAGTATTTAGGAAATGCCCATGCAAATCTGTGCCCAATACAAATCACATACCCTTTCTTTGGTAGTGGTTGGATGGTGATAATCATTTGGATGGTGTTGGAACTGGAATTGGTAATTTTGGATACACTACGCACTCAGATCGAAAGAATCTGTCTGATCTGATCGCTAGACCTATTTTGAAAACGAATGAGAAAAACTGAATGAGAACGATTAGCACAAGAACCTTTATGATAATCATCAGAGTCCTATTCCTTTCGACTTCGTTATCAAATTTGGTCGTCATGGTTGCGTGTTCGGTGTATGGGTTGGTCATTTTTTATTTGTCAAACTTGATTTAATGAGTGCCCCAGATAAGAAATTCAAAGCTATACCATGCAAGAACGTTATTTCCTTCAACCCAAATAAGTATGGCATCACATAGTTCCAAGCCCACATTGTCGGAAATCCTAATAGAATAGAGAAAATAACAATCAAGAGGAATCCTCCGATAAGAATAAGCAATCCTTCTGAGAGTTCTTTGTATCTTGTAAATGTCATACTATTGATCTAACTAATAATGCAACTCCAACAGCCAAACATTCAACAACAATGAATCCGATGAACATATGAAACAGGTCTTTGTAATAGCGGGTCTCGCTGACTATGATGAATGGGGTGTAGTTGGTCATTTCTTCTCCTTTTTTAACTTATTACTTTTTGTAAGAATATAATGCGCCCGACCCGAAGTGCCGACAGCACTCAGAATCTTCCAGCCATCTTTGAGTTTCTCAAGCAATTCTGTTGTCCTTTCGGCACAATCCCAACTATCATCGTTGATGTACATATAACAAAAATCCGTTTTCATTTTATTGTTTTAATTAAAACTTTTAATTCTTTCTCTAGCTCGTCTTTCTCCTTCTCTAGTCTCAACAGATCGTGATACGATTCGACCCCTGATTGTTCTTGTAATTCAATCTGTCTCAGGCGGGCGTTGATGGCTTTAATGCGTTTCATAAGGAATAAGATCAACTACTACTCTAGGTCTATCCTTGTCCACACAGAACATATCCTGTAGACCGACAATGTACTTTCGTGAATCGTCCGGTAAGCAATTCGGGACCAGACCATCGAGAATAAACTTTTTAGCGAAAGCGACGTTATCCGCATCCTTCCTCAAATCTTTCGTGTACCATGTAAAATTGACCAAAAACTGCCCCTTCCTTGCCTTTTTACCCAACGTGTAGTACCTGACTAGCTCCGTTGCTTCTTTCTTCAATTTCGCGCCCGCAAATCTATTTCCTCTTTCGGTTTGTATATACGTGTTCAGATCTGGTAGCTCTCCTTCTATGATTATTTGCATGTTAGTATGGTTGAATTTTGTGTCTCTGAACTTCTAATCTGCATTTATTTGAGCAAAAGGTCTTTCGTTTATAATGCGACAAATACATATTCTTTCGTTCTATAACCTGTCCACATTTCATACAGTGCCGATAGTATCCTCCGAGCTCATTCGCTTTTAATTCGGGTTTGTCGTCCATATCAAAATAAAGACTGCGAATTTATAATGGGCTTTCTCCATGAATTTATTACGTCCTGCCTCATTGACTCAAAATCCGGGCGTGTCTGATCCTTAACCGAATAGACCCCGACTCTCGATCCGTTTTCGACAACGTGCTTCTTTACTTCGAGAACTCCATCCTTAACCAGTTCTCCAAACCTGCCAGAAATGGCGTTTTTTGCCACCGCCAATCGATTTGCCACCTGATTCATGGTCATTCCCACCTCCGATTCAGAAATAGCCTCAAATACTTTTCTCTGACTTTTTGTTAGATCGAGACCTCGGTATGCGAGGAGGGAGTTCGTGTTTATCATTGAGCACCTCCTTCGACCACAGGGCGGGGGCTGTATGCGTGTTGGGTTGTAGAAGATGAAGAAACCCCGCCCCTAGTCGTTGGTTCACCCTCAGAACGTGTTGACGTCGCTGTTTTCACGGGAATAGGCGACTTTAATTCCACAGATGATCGGGCTACTGATTGAGAAACAATCACTTTGTGGGTGATTGTGGTGGCGTGTATCGGTTTGATACAAAAGACGCCGAAAAGCAGAGTTAGCAGAAGAACAGCGAAACCGCTAACAATTTTTGATTTCGCGCCGTTTTTCTTATTCCATTCATCTAAATCAGGGATACTATTAGGATCAACCTTCTCTGTATTGGACGGGTTACCGACCCATTGGTAACCTATCCTATCTATATCTATATCTATATCTACTTCTAAATCTATATCTGTATTGCGTCTAAAGACGAAATGCTGTTGTTTAAAAGGAAACTGATATTTTATCCCTGTATCAAGGAGGAAGTGCTTACGAACGATCGCGGGAATTTGATTAAACTCTCTCATGAAGAAGGTCAGTACCCTTGGTTGAGAGGTATAAACGTTGTATTTGTGGTTGTTGAGGATATACACCCAATGACCATCGAAGAGTATTTTTTTGTCGGCGGCGAGCTTATTTTTTATTTCGTTGATTCTTGTCTTATCAATTCCTGTCCACATCGTTATGTAGGTGTCGTGTATTTCATATATCCCCGACATGGAAACCTTTTCATTCAGAAGAAGATAGAGGAATACAAGCTTCTCGTCTGCCCTTAGGTCGAGAACATATCCATCACTCCAAAATTTAGACCAAAACGTGCGTGATTTCATTGTCTTTAAGGTTTGCGCGCTTTCGCGCAGCGAGACAATTAGTAACCAGCTCCGCTCAGCCTCGTCATCCCCGGATGCTACCGAGCGGAATTGGCTACCATCGATCTTTCGATCGAGGAGCCTATAACATTGTTTCTATAAGGTGCTTGTACTTTCGTTTACCATGTAACTATTTCGTGTTTGATTGTCATTGCCTCGCTCTAACCATTGATCGTGTGCACACACTTCAGGTTCGTAATTTATCGGGACCACTTTTATCTCTCGTCTAAGGTATGCGTCGTATGCATTTTTCTGAGCTCTCTTGATAGCGTCGCGTTCCTTTCTCTTTGTCTCTGCCCAATATTTAGCTTTTTCCTGAATAGGATCAAACATGGTTTATAGTTAACTGTTAACTACTTTCGCTACAAGCTTCGCAATAACTTTGTCCGCCTCCGCTTTCGTTAGATCAGTCAGGTCGGTAACGTTGAATGTTTTATAAATCTTTTCTTTCTCAACCTTCGTGCGCTCTAGTTCTGCGAGTATTTTTGCAACCTGCTCACTCGTCGCTGTACTTGAGATAGGCGATTCATTTACTACTGTTGGCTTTGTTCTTACACGAAGCGCATCAACCATCTCTCCAAACGCCGACACCCTCGCGACATAGAGAGTTATCTTTTGACCTACCCATTCCTCGATGTAAGGTGTACCGAGTGCTTCAGTAATAGATTCCATGTTGGTTTTGTTGAGCACCATGGGCTTTTGTCCTACAAGGTTTGCGACTACTTTCTCCTCGGTATTGCCGTCGCCAGTCTGCACCTTCTGAACAGATACGTTCTCTATCTCTACAACCATATCCTTACCCTGTTCGATCGTGTAGGATCCGATATAGTTTGGGTTTGTTAGCTTTTTCCAGTGTGTGCTCATTTTGATTCAAGTAAACTTTTAATACGTTCCGAGATCATTTTGTATTTATTCCTCGCTATGTATAGATCAACCATTTCTTCCTCGGTTGCTGTCTTCATCTCCTCATATATTCCCGATAGAGCGTAATGTGCGATCGTCTGGTATCTCATAAGCTGTCTATCGGACAACTTGACGATTGGTTTATTTGTTGCTATCATTTCCATAATTCCTGTAAAGAATTTTTAATGACTCAGTTAGCGCTGAGTTATTTTTTTAGGTCTAATACTTTCACTGCGATTACCATAAGAACTGCATACAATATCCAAAAGTCATAGAAGATCATTGTTTAGATTCACCTCCTTTTCATAGAACCGGAACCATTGTCGAAGTGACTCATGGCTGAATTTAGTAACCTCAGATATTTCGCGGAGAGATTTGTCTGGAAAGTAAGCGTCACGAAGTGAACAAAGAACCTGAGAGAACTTCATCATCTGTTCTTTCTCTTTTTGCTTGAACAGACTAGATATTTTTTGGTAAGCCTCGTCAAAGAAAAACTTGGCTGAGGGGCTGTTTGCTGTGTTATAATCGCTCATGGTCTGTGTTGGTGCTCCATGAGTCAAGCTCTATACACGACTATCCAAAACGATAGTCTTGTATATAGTAGTTGACTTACGAAGCGAAATGTTAAAGTCTTGTAACTATCATACACGAGTAGAATATACATGTCAAGGGCAATCGTAAAGAGCTTGTATAGAAGGTATAGAAGCTGTAATATACCTTTGCCCATGGTAAAGAAGAATAACAATTTGAAACACAGACCTTACTAATTATGTCGCTTCCCATACCTTGGGAGACATACTATTCATATTGTTATAACCACCTTCACATAACAAACAAAACACTCCGGGTACGAAAGCCCGGTTTTAATTTTCTTGTGCGATTTTTTGAGAATAAAGACTTTACCGCAGAGAATCTCTATACCTTTTTCGATGAGAGGAGAAGCGCGGGGAATAGCAACGCGTACCTGAATCACTATATACGAATACTCCACCAAATAGACAGTATCCGACCCACTCCATGGATCAAAGACCTTAGATATTTCCCTGAGAATCACAAACTATATGACGTTCTTACGAAAGAAGAACAAGAGAAAATATTGAGCTGTAGACCCCATACAAGACGATATGCAGAAGAAACAAATACACGATATAGCGTCATTATTGAGTGTCTACTCGCTACAGGACTGAGAGCTAATGAGCTATTGAGTCTCACACTTAATGATATTCAGGGAGATAGGCTTATTATCCGCAACACCAAAACAAGACAGGATAGAATCGCAAAGGTTTCAAACACTCTCATGGATCGGATTATGAATCTCAAAAGGTACGACGAGCATCTATTCTCTACTCCGCGCGGAAGACAACACTTGGAAGATGTGAATGTCGAGCTTGCTTTGAGATGCAGACTATGTGGAATACGAAAGAGAATAACAAATCACTCACTCAGAAGGACATCGGCGACCGAATCGGCGAATAAAGGGGTAAATATTGCCCATATTCAACGATTTCTAGGGCATAAGAGCGTAGCAACTACAGCCACCTATATACAAACAGATGAGCGCGCACTTGATTTAGTAGCACGCTCCCTTTCAGTGAACAAAGATATGCAGGACATGGAGACAGTCTACGAACGGATAAGAACTGTAGCACAGGAGTTTATTCCTACGTTCAAGGTAGAGTTAAAGAGAACACCATCAGGAGTAAAGCTATCTATTTCCGATTGATATTTTAGTCACTTGCGTCTATCTTCGGTATCACAATGACACAATCTGTTACTTTCCACGCAGACAAGAAATCTTTCAGGACACGAAACTCAGACAATGCAAATCTCATTACGTTCGAGACAGGAGAATATCAAAAGAATGAAGTGTTAGAAGTTGTAAAACTACCCGATGATACAGTCTACAAAGTCACTGTCGAATGTGTCGACCAACCAGGGCAAACTAGCACAAACTGAACAACAACCAGACACAGAACGTATTGACTGGTCAAAAGATATATATGCCCGCACATGGATTGATGTGTCACTCCAAGAAAGATTAGTAGAAAAGACAGCGTGCATAAGGCGTGTTGCAACAATACTCGGCAAGTCAGAGTCTGCCGTTAGATCATGGGTTTATAGACACATGCTACCTCATGGATTTGAGGATTATTGGCTTGATAGATATAGAGACTACTACCAAAAACGACTCGCTCCAAGAGGCTATGCAAAGCTAAACGATCTTGTTGAAAAGGAACGAGATATATCAAAGGTTGTTATAGCAATACAACAAGCAGAAGGGAAAGAACAAGCTCCAACAGTTCAGATTAACAACTTCATGAAGACCGAAAAGAATACTTATGGTATATAAAAACTATCCACGATTCATCGCAGATCGCTTACGGATCATTGATAAGCTCGGGGAAGAAGTACCTTTCGTTCTTAATAAAGCACAGACTCTATTTGTTGAGAAAGCAACTGGTCGAGACATCATCTTGAAAGCAAGACAAGAGGGATTTAGCTCGCTTATAGGCGCTATATTTATGGGAGACTTTCTCCTGAAGGAAAACAGCTACAGCGTCGTACTCGCAGATAATTCAGATAACGCGATGGGTCTCCTAGAACGTGTAAAGTTCTATTTCAAATCCTATCAAGAGACAACAGGACAAAAGATACCGCTCAAATACAATTCGAAGTATGAGATGGTGAACGAGGTAATGAATAGTCGCTATCAAATAGGAACCGCAGAGAATACAGAGTTCGGGAGATCGAAAACGATAACCAATCTCCATATGTCTGAGTGTGCGTTTTATCCCCACTTTAAAAAGCTATTAGCGTCGGCGCTCCAAGCAGTAACACCAGAAGGACGAGTGGCACTCGAAACAACCGCGAATGGTTTCAATGAGTTTAAAGAATATTGGGATAGCTCAGTACTAAATGAGACAGGTTTTAATCCTATCTTTTTCCCCGCTTCTATTATGTATGACGAAACATTCCTTGCACAAAAACGAAAAGAACTTGATCGTATGTTCGTTCAAGAATATCCAAACACCTCAGAGGAAGCATTCCTTACATCAGGCGACTCATATTTCAACACAGAAGCATTAACGTGGTATATGGCTCAGACTAACAATCCTATTGCAGATTATTTATGAACAACAAACAAAAAATAGAAGACTTTGTAACTAAGTTTCATGAAACCATAAAGAGAGTCAGATCAAGACTCCCTAAGGGAACCAAAGTCTCATTGGGTAATATCTATCGTAACGCAGATGAAGAAGAACAAAAGTTCATAATCAAATATTATGCAAATCAATTTATGGCTGAAAACAAAATGCAGTTAAAAATATCTGATTTCAATGTTTAGAAAATATCGTACTATCGATCCTGGAGAGTTTATTGTCGTCGCGGTTGATACTGCTGCTGGTATGGGAGACTATACGGCAGCACAGTACCTATCAAAGACCCATATAGACATACCCCTCGTCTATCATTCTAAAACGACGACATCAGACTTTATTCCTATACTTGCCGAATCATGTCAGAAAATATTCGACATTACTCACGTAAAGCCCGTTATAGCTCTCGAGAGAGGAAATGGCGGAGCATTCCTTATCGATAGACTCGGAGCAATAAACCACCAACAGAAGTATAAGCTGTTTGTAATGCCAAAATATGGCACTATAGCGAGCGGTGAGCCTACTGTATATGGATGGGATACCTCAACAGCCACAAGACCAAAGATGCTTCAAGACCTAAAAGACGTAATAGACAAACGAGCACTGAGAATCTACGACAAACAAACAATACAGGAACTATATTCATTCGTTCTGGTCCAGACCTCGACACTATGGAAAGCACAAGCAGAACATGGAGCGCATGACGATCTTGTGATGTCACTCGCAATCGCATGGCAGATGTATCAAACAGAAAAGACACCCATATCTACCGCTTCAGGATCATCTCCGTATAAACGCTACGACAAAACAAAGTGGAGTATCGGCTGACACTTGATAACCTCCATTCCTTGCTTCTATCTTCTCCGTATATATGGCAAATAAACCTACACCCGTACCAACACCTGCAAAAAAGAAATCCAGTGGAGTAACAGGAAGCTGGGCTACTCCCGTCTATAGACCACCCACGCCTACACCCGTACCCACACCAGCATATAGACCCCCTTCAACACCAGCACCGAAACCAGGACAACAACTTGGAGTAGGAGATTATAAACCTCCACAAAACAATGGAGGAGGAGGTGGCGGAGGCGGTGGAGGAAACGTAATAACTCACGATGACGCTATGAGACTCGGATACGATGTAAATAATCTTCCTCCTGGCTATACGATGGCAGATGAGGGTGGTGGAAACAACAACTACGACGAAGAACTAAGGAGAGCGGCAGATGCTGAATACAACAGCACGATGGATTATCTCAATGGAGTAGAAAGTTGGATGAGAGGTCAGTATGGTGATGCTACAAGGTCGATAAACGACTCTGCAAATCTCAACACACAATCGCTCAACGATCAACTCGGTGTATATAACAAAGAAACAGCATATAATAAGCAAGACGCTTTTAAACGACGCGAAGATGCTATCTCTTCAGCAAAAAGAATGTATGAAGAACTACAACAGGCAAGTAGACAGCGCTTTGGAGGATCGACCAGTGCAGGGGAAGCATCGTCTGAGCTTTTGGGAGCCGAACAGATGAGACAGCAGGGGTCAACGATGGATACCTACAATAGCTATATCGATCAACAGAACTTGTCGAATGAGAAAGTACAGAAAGAATATACAACCGCTCTTACTACGATAGCGACGAACGCCGAAAATGCACGTAGAACCGCATTATCTGAGTTTACCAGTAAGATGCTTGAGATCAACAACGCAAAAGGCGCCGCCGCTTCAAATAGAGACCAAAGAAAACTCGACGCTTTGTATGATTTGAGGAACAAACAATATGAGATAAATATGCAGGAGAAACAATTCCAGCAACAGATCGAAGCAGCTCGGGAGACGGCGCGCATCAACATTGACACACAACGAAACACAGAAGCTCAATCGTTCGCAGGATTGACTCAGAAGTTCAACATAAAGCCAGAAACGAGATACACAATCGGCAACACCACGTTTACTACCAACTCAGCTCCTATCTACGTAGGAAAGATACAGAAATATGTAATAGGTAAAGATGCTCAGGGTAGAACAGTCTATTGGGATCCCGCTACCGATAACTTCGACTTCGGATGGACTCAATATGATGCGAGTGGTAATCCTTCTCAGCAAGACCAACAGAACTATATGTTCCAGTGATCTCGATTGATAACCTTACCATCTTGTCGCTAGCTTATTCTCATGGATAAAATCATCGCCAAGTCTATAAGCAATATCTACAACACCGCGAAGCAAAGAATATCTTCAAATCTCCAATGGGCAGGACAGCAAGCTCAACAGAATATAGGGAGACCTGTACAGCAAACGATCCAGAATGTGGGAAATAGAGTCAGTAGTAACTTAAATCTCGTTGCAAAACCGATTCAGAATCAGGTAAAGCGCGACATGGGTCAGCTCTCATACTACCAACAACAAGAGAAACAGAACAAGCTCCAACCGTCAACTATGCTATCAGCCACTACTCCTGTGGGGCAAATAGGGAGAGCGCTAAGAACAGATTATGATACACAGATCAACAAAGTGCTCTCAGGTAATTTCACAAGCAACCCAACACTTAATAGAGTGACATCAAACATAGGGCTCGTTGCTAAACCCGTGATAAATACCGCTCTTGATTTTGTGGCTCCAAAGTTTTCTACCGAAGAATCCACTCTTATAAAGAAAATAAATACTCGTCAGAAACTTACACCTCAAGAAGCAAGACTCACAGACAGTATGGCGACGAGGAATACGTTGAATATAGGACTCTCTATGTCGGGAGTGAAGAGTATTGATAAGCCAGCGATTAAACTCCTAGACCCCCTCCTCACCGAAGCCAAAAAGTATAAGAGTGCGGAGGAGTTTGTGAAGGCACAGGGAGAACCTGTCTATCATGGAGGATCAAAAGCAAGATCGGCACTGGATATAACAAAAGCTGGTAGCAAGGAAAGTAATAAAGCAGCGAAAGAGGGATTTTGGTTTGCTAAGGATATGAATACAGCGAAAGGCTATGGCAATAAAGTTTTAGAGGCATTTCCTGGAATGAAAAACCCTAAAGTAATCGATGCTGAGGGAAAGATGTTCGGAGATATGCGTGATGTCATTGACGAAATAGTTCCCAAGGCAAAACAGGATGGATTTGACGGCGTGATAATTAAGAATCTCAGTGATGAAAAGAACTGGGGACAATATAATCCGACAGATCACTACGTAGTTTTCGATCCGTCTAATATCAAAACCAAATCCCAACTCACCGACATATGGAATAAGGCTAACACCGACCCAGTAAAACGTATCAACGTTCTCAAACAACCTCGATCAGAAAAAGTAGCGCAAGAGATGTTGAAAAAAGGAACGATAGATACTCCAAAATATAATGAGATCGCGGGGAGGGAGGGGTTTAGAGCTCAACCTACGTTGAAAGAACAACAGTCAACAAAAGAGCTAGAAAATCTGCTCGGAGACAATTCTAACGCTTCCATAACCAACCGACTACGAGAAGAAGTGTCACAATCACGGCAAAAAGAAATAGTTCGTGCTCAATCCCAGATAACCGATTCCAATTCTTTAAATGCAAAAATCCCCATCCGAACAAAAGACCAAATATTAGGAGAATCATTACCACAGCAAACACAATCACAGGTAAAAGTAGCAAATATGAATACGGAGTCACTTTCCAAAAAACTAGAAGTAGCACGATACAAACGAGCACAAGGAGCGGAAACCAGTCAAATAAATCTTCCATCTATGGAGGATATTGTAAGCGCGCCTGGCAATAATGTCAAAAATAAAGTTAATGCACTCGATTATTTGCGTACTCCCGACAGAGTATTACAGAAGATTGGACTCGGCAAACAAGCAGAAACAATAAGGCAGAGTTATAACAACTATCTCGATGAATTACCGAAAGAAATAAATAAAGTAACACAATGGTATGAGCGCGTAGGCAAGAGCAAAGAATCTAGTCAGAGAATATTTCAATATCTTGATGGAAAACCTGTAACGCTTATTGGAGAGGAGGTTCCTGTCGCAAACGAGATCAAACAGTACTTGAAAAAGTGGGCTGATAAGCTCAACTTGCCCGATGATAAGCGTATAGCGAGCTATATAACCCATATCTTCGAGAAAGACTTCATACAAAAAGAATTTGATCCTGATCTTGCGAAGATTATTCAGGATAAAGTACCAGGGAGCGTATACGACCCATTCCTACAAGAACGACTCGGCAAACAAGGATATATAGAAGACGCATTCAGAGCATTGGACGCTTATGTAAAACGAGCAACACGCAAATTTCACATGGATCCTGCACTTGAAAAGCTTAGTAGCGCTTCTGAGAACCTAGATATTGATTCATGGAACTATGTGAAGCAATACGCAGACAGACTCAACCTGCGTCCGACAACTTGGGATAATCTTTTAGACAACCTTGTGAAGTCAACTCCCGTCGGATACAAACTAGGACAGAGACCAGTAGCGAACGTAACTCGTAAACTACGACAACAGGTATATAGAGGCACACTCGGACTCAATGTGGGATCTGCAATACGCAATCTTACTCAGGGAGTAAATACCTACGCTCAACTTGGAGAGAAATATACGGCGATAGGATACTTGAAAGCTATCAAAGCTATGATGACAGGTAGTCAGGAGCTTGAGAACGCGGGCGTATTACGAAATAGCTTTATTGAGGATAGAGGTATCTCAGCCACCAAGAAGCTGTGGGAGAAGATAGATAAAGGGCTCTTTACCTTCTTCGAGATGGCAGAGAAGATTAACCGAGGAAGTGCATATTACGGAGCAAAATCAAAAGCTCTTGCTCAAGGCATGAGCGAACAGGACGCAGTAAAAGCAGGTCTCGATCTTGCTCGAAAGACTCAATTCACGTTCGGAAGTGTAGATACACCAGTTGCGCTTCAGTCAGACATAATAAAATTTGCTACACAATTCCAGTCGTTTAACATAAAACAAACAGAGTTCCTCGCTGAGATGTTCAAGAGTAAACAATACTCAGGACTTATACGATGGTTGGGAGCAAACGCTGTGATTCTTCTCACACTTGGGAAAGTAATGGGATGGGATTGGAAGGATATGGTTCCTTTTGGTGGAGTACTAGAAGGTCAGACACCGATTGGAGGTTCCCCCGTATTTACTCTTGGAAGAGATATAGGAGCGCTCTCTACTGGTGGAAAAGACAAATATGGACAAGACATGAAACCTGGTCAGATTGCTACCGACCTCATTCCGCTTATTCCAGGTGGAGTGCAAGTTCTTAATAAAACTATTCCAGGTGTTTATGACGTCAATCAGGGATACGCAACGAGCGGATATGGATTTGAGAAGCTATCAGATATAGCCACAGGAAATAAGAGGAGAATAAAGTACCCAATAGAGAAAACACCACAAAACTATATTCAGGCGGCACTCCTTGGTGGTAGCAACCTACCTGAAGCGAGACAATACAAAGAATCGAACTCCTCAGTACTTGGAGAGAAACAATCGCAGTCCGTAAGAGACTCAGCAGACAAAATCGGCACATACAACAAAATCATGACGAAACGCGCTACCGATAAGTAGATCGACAAAGCGCGTGAACAAGCAAAGGTCACCAACAAGACTCAGACCGTGGGGAATGTCTACGTTATACCTCAGCCCGATGGGACTACTAAGACTGTGGATATGGCTAAGCAAATACCAAAACCTGATTTATCAGGTAGTCTCGACATGGATAAAATGGAAGTAACAAAATTCAAATCTGCAATTACGAGACAGGCAAGTGACATTCAGGATCTATACAAAGCAGGACAAATTGATCTACAGACCGCTATCACGAAGATTGCCGATCTCAAGAGTCAGACAGCTCAACTACCCACGTTTACTGTGAAGAAGCCAAAGAAGATAACCTCGATCAAAGTAAAGAAAGTACCGAGCATAAAGATAAAACGACCAAAGAAGCTCAAATACAAAAAACCTAAGAAGCTAAAGATCAAAGGCATAAAGCCGATGAAATGGAAAACAATCAAGCTAAAAAGACCTTGACATAGTTTGATCTTGTTTCTATCTTTCAGTATCAGATGGAGCTTAAAAACATTAAATTCTCTTGGACTAAGTGGGGACGGGTCGAGACAGGACTTGAAATAAGACCAGATGAGTGGCACTGTCAGGTATGTGGAGAGCTACAGCCAAATGGACTAGAACCCTTTCTTTTCAAGATAGGAGACAACCAATTCATTCGTATCTGCTCGATATGTCAGAGAATCCGCGTCGTCCGCTACGTTTTCAAGTTTATACGATTAAAAAAGTTGAGAACAGTCTTCAATGTTTTATGTTGATAACCTCTCTCGCTTGCCTCTAGCATATTCCCATGAGCACAATCGAACATAACGAAAAACTACTTCTTGAGGTACTCTCACACTACCACACGTGGACAGAAGATAATGACCAACGACGAACGAGAAAGAATGGGTGGGACGATGTAACAGAAGCATACTGGGGTAAACTACCGAAAGACTGGGTATATATCTCACGTGTCGTTGACCCACGTATACGCACATCACTCCTCGAAAAGAACGCGCGACTCCTCAACGCCAAACTACGCGGACGATTAGTTCCCCGAGAAGGCACAGATACCCTAAAAGCACGCATAAACAACGCCCTGCTTGATTTCCAATGGGATAACGCTAACTACGGAGGGACGATGCTTGAGAAATGGGGAACAAGCGATATGGACACACGACTCTATGCGTCTAAATTCGGACTCGTAAAGTGGAGACATGAAGAAAGAGATGGTGAGGTTGTATTTGATGGGAATGAATATATACCGCTCGACATTCGAGATTGTGGTATGGATCCCTCGGCAGATCACATTAGAAACGCGAAATGGTTCCAACACAGAGAATGGTCAAAGATTGATGATCTTGAGAATGTGAGCGACATGGCGGGCAATGTCATGTACCCGGGTCTCCCCGCTCTCAAAGCATTGATAGACACCAACTCAGATACAAGAAGTAATTCATTTACTGACAAAGTTCTATCGCTCAAAGGTCTTACGGATCGCGTCGGAAAAGATAAGTCATACCAGACCGTTGAGCTCGTTACCGAGTATCGACAGGATATGTGGGTGACGTTCTCACCACGTCATAAGGTTATTCTCCGAGAGATTGAGAATCCATACAAACATAAGAAGATACCTGTAACACAACTTAGATACTATCCAATTCAAGGTGATCCCCTTGGTGAATCAGAAGTCGAGCCAGTGATACCACTATGGAGAGCAATCCAGGCTACGGTATGTGGATACCTCGACAACATGAACATACACATGCGACCACCCGTTAAAATCATAGACGGCGCGGTACGTATCGAGACTATTGTATTCGGACCCGAAGCACAATGGATCGTCGATCGCCAAGATGCAGTACAGGAGTTCCAATCAAACGGTGAGGCGATGAGATACTTCCAGACGACCTATCAGGCGCTCGTATCTGCATTCAATACCGCTATGGGTGACATTTCTCAAGGTGTGTCAGCAGTTGACCCGACCGATGGTAAGAAAACAGCTACAGAAATAAAGCAATCATTTAGACAGCAAAATGTGAGAGATCAAAAGAATCAAACCTCGCTCGGAGAAGCAATTCAAGATATGATGGGTATGTGGGTATCTAACAATCAACAATTCCTATTCGCAGATAAAAACAAGACTGAATATATTGTCCGTATTGTGGGACCACAACTCTACAGTGCATTTAAACAACTCGGACTCGATGAGACGGTGTTACCTGAACAATCAGCTAAAGTCATAGCGGATATAATCGAACAGCACGGTGGAGACGTAACCGATGATGAGATAAATACCCTCGTAGAATCAGGAAAAGTGCCCAAATATCCTGTATTCGACAATCCAAACGAAAAGAATCCTGAAAAGCTCACGTACAAGTCTAAGATGAGGATAGATGAAGACAAGTCGTCAGCCGAAATATCAATAACTCCTGATGATCTCGATGGTACGTTCGACTATATCCCCTCTATCAAAAGTATGGCTTCGGGCGCAGATGAAGAACTCATGGCGGCGAGACAGAAAGCGATGGAACTATTGCTTGGCAATCCAATGGTGATGCAACTGCTATCACAAGAAGGAGTAGAGCCAAACATTAAAGACCTACTTACCGATATACTCGAAGACACAGGTCTAAAAGACTCAGATAGATACTTTAAACCTATTCAACAACAACCACAACTACCCCCAGGACAAGGCGATATGGGCGCTATGCCACAAGATATGCAACAGATGGATCCACAACAGGTAGATCCACAGCAAGCCCAGATGATGGATCCTAATATGCAACAGACACCAGACCAGGCTTATGCTATGCCCATGCAATAACCTATGACTAAAAAAGAGAAATTCCAACGAGAGCTTGAAAAGACTCAGGCACTCAACAGACTCCATAAGTCAACGGAGTATCAAAACTATCTCCTGCCCGCTCTCAAGGAGCTTGCAAAGGTGCGCTGGCTTGATATTGACAAATTCAAGGATCGCGATACGTTCGTATTCAAGTATCAGGAAATGAAAGCAAAAGCACAGGCGTACGAAGAACTTATGCGACTACTCGAGGGTATGGAAGAAGCAGAAAAGAAGATAAACGCGATTCTTAATACACCCGAAACAACCTATGCAATCTAAACTACCCCCACTCCCCAAAGAAGCATTCGATGGTGAATCTTATACCACAAAGGTTGAGCACGTGAAATGTAATCACGATGATCTCGTCCTGGGAGATGGGACTCTCAACTGCAGAAAGTGTCATGCAGGATGGATGGGACATGATGTGTATAAACTCTACGAGCTGATGACACAGCGCAAAACTTGAAAACCTACCTCTCTTGCCTCTAGCTTACAGTCGTGATACAGCCGATGCTCTAGCTGGAAAAATAACAGAGCACTTTAAATTTCACAGCACTTTGAATCTATGTCAGATTCCCAAGGGCAAAAAGAGGCTGAAGGTACAGCCACGGTCATGCCCGCCGAAACTAAACCAACCGTTACCAGTCAAGCTCAACCTGAAGCGCCAGCTAACGTGGAAGGTGACTTACCCGAGAACGCAAGTGATCGGACACGTCAAGAGTTTGAGAAGCTCAAAGCTAAAAACAAAGAGCTTGCCGAACAGTTGCGACTCAAAGAGCAACAAAATCGACCTGCATCGGTGATGGATGAGCTTTATGTACCCCCTGTCCGAGAAGTCCAAGACACTTCCCCAAACTATCCCGTTCTCACTGAGAACACGATAGAGGAAGTGAAACAGAGTCTGGTGGATAGAGATGGATACCTAGACGCTCAAGCCCTAGAACATCAGTTGAGTAGCTATGCTAATTCACAGCGTCAAGCGCTTGAATCGGCAAAAAGAGCAGAGGAAAGAGCGAAAAAGGCTGAGGAACGGATAGCTCGTTTCGAGCAGACCCAAATTACTCAGGAGCTTCACAAAGCTTTCCCACAGGCTGATCCTTATTCTGATAAGTTTGATGTGAATTTCTATAATCACCTTAAAAAAGAGATTATATTCCAGATGACTCAGGGTAAGAACAATCCGCTTGAGGCGGCACAACAGGTAACAACCTATTACAAGCCTACCGCTCCAGACACTAGCAAAGCTGATGAGACTATCGTCCAAAGACAACAGGCTTCCACACAGACAGGTGGAAAAAGAGGTACACCCGCTAAGTTTTCGGAAGAAGATTTGGTGAAAGGTACCCGTCAGGGCGACTTGAATGCTTTTGGTGAGCGTTTGAGAAGATCTGGTTTCTAAACTTTAAAAATTATTTACAACTATGGCATTTGGTCTACAGACCTATGACGATGGTTCTCGACGTGAGAGTCTTCTTTCTATCTTGAAAGATGTTTCTCCAAACACCGATAACTATTTTGTCACAAACCTTGGTACGTCGACCCCCGCAACCAACACGTTGCATGAGTGGGTAACGTACAACACCGCACGACCAACCTCAGTCACCTTCGTAATTGAAGGAGCTGACGCATCGTACGCTGATCTGACAGCACCATCACGCACTAATAACGTGACTGCAATCGTTTCTGAGCCTATCAAGGTTTCAAAGACAGAGCAAGCGATTAGTACGGCGACTGGTGATGATCCTTTCGTTTTCCAAAAGAAACAAGGGCTTACTCGATTAAAGGCTAAGATGGAATGGGCTACCATTAACGGTACCCGTGCCTCTGGTTCATCGGGCGTTGCCCGTGGAATGACAGGATTCGACGGTATGATTTCTACAAACGTAACAGGACGCGCCTCTGGTACTTCTTTTACGGAAACCGAACTGAACGACATTCTCCAAGATTCTTGGAACACTGTCGGCAGTGAGTATGTAGCTGATCTTATCGTATGTCCTATGGTCATTAAACGAAGGATCTCAGGTTTTACTTCTAACCTAACACGTAACATCAATGCAGTGGATAAGAAATTGTCTGCTGAAATTCGAGTTTACGATTCTCAGGTTGGACAGACCGTTATGGTCATTCCTCATAAAGATGTCCGTTCGGCTGCTGGTACTCTTACTGTTTACGCACTCCGAGAAGATACGTATAAACACGCATTCCTCAAAGGTCGTGAACTTGAGTTCCAAAACCTGGCGCAATCTGGAGATTATGACGCCGGTCAGTATTTGTCAGAGTTTACGCTCTGTGCATTTGCTCAAGGCGCTTCAGCAAAGCGAACTGGATATAACACAGGACTTTAATAGGTTCTTGGTTGTATTTAGTAGCCCCCCTCAGACGGGGGCTTTTTTATTGACAATTATTAGAAGGGTTGTTATACTGAATATGTATAAATTCATTTAGTTTCGGGCTCCCCTGATCAGGGAGCTTTTTTGTTGTTGCATTTTGATCTACTTGTGTTTATCTTCGACTCATGGCAGTTTATGAACAGGTTAGTAAAGAGCTTATGGCTGTTGCTAAATACCTCGACGAGGTTTGGAATAGAGTCGGGAGACCAAATGATTGTAGTTCTGAATCAGGATGGGCAGTGGTAAAAGCTATTGTCAAAGCCTGGGAGAACTTCTATCGAGATGAAGTGAAATCCTGGAAGCACGACAGAGACTTCGATCTGGCTAATGAACGCTCTCTACGAGACCTCAGTTCAGGAATCGGCTACAACATCGCTACCTATCCCCCTACGCTCTATCAGATGCTCAAAATACTCCTACCCGCGCAAGACCTCAAGGATAAGAAATTCCTCAAAAGACTCACCTCAGATTTCCCCGTCTTTAAAACTACTAATCTCAAAATATGAAAACAGTCATAAACGCCTGTATTATCGTGAAGGATGACAGCGAGATAAATAGCCTACAACGTGCCATATCCTCTATAGAGCCATTCGTCGAAGGGATATATATCACCACGACAGGGAAAGTAGACACCCAAATAGAGAAACTTTGCCTATCTAACGGCTATTACTACTCGCATCTCGACTGGTGCGACGACTTTTCCAAGGTGAGAAACTACAACTTCTCCCAAGTACCAAAAGACACCGACTATATATTATGGATTGATTCAGATGATTATTTCGTGGGTGGTCCCAAACTCCAAGAAGTAGCCGACATGGCGAAAGAGAACGGAAAAGACGTGGTCTTCTTTACGTATTGGTATGGGTGTCAGTTCAACGGTGAGCCTTCAACTAAGACGCTTACGAAGATAGACATGGAGCATATGCGCGAGAGGCTTATACGCCCAGGCACGATCTACTGGAAAGGAAGACTCCACGAAACCCCCATCCCCACAAACGGAGCAAAGCACAACTACACAACCTATACATACGACGAGAAGGAACGCCCTATCGCGGTTATGCACTGCTCGAAAGAAGTCGACCTACCCCTCAAGATGGAGCGAAATAGACATATATTAGAGCTACAGCTATCTGAAGAACGAGCGAAAGGTCAACCTGATCCGCGCACTATTCTCTATCTTATGAAGATATACACCGAGATGGATGATCCTGAGATAACGAAAAAGATCATAACTATGGGGGAAGAATACCTTGCAAAGTCAGGATGGGATGAGGAGCGAGCCACTTGTCTCGAACATATGGCTATAGCATCGGGTAAGATGGGTAACGACAAAGACGCAATACAGTATCTCCACATGGCAATATCGGAATGGGTATCGCAACCTCTCCTGTATATACGACTTGCACAGGCATATTTCAATGTCCAGAACTACCGCGCGTGCGAGCACTGGTTAAACGTAGCATCTCAGATGGATTTGGATAATAAAGGAACGAATATAACTAACTTTAAAGCGATGAAGGTACTATTCGCTGAATTATTGCTCAAACTCAACTACGACGTGCATAGAGACACAAAAAAGGCACTTGAGGCATCGCGACTACTCTTTAGTGAGAGCCCAACGGAGCAGAACGCTCGCAATCTGGAGTTTATCGAGAACGTAAACGATCTGAATGAGGCGTGTAAGGAGACCCATAAACTACTCAAATACCTTATGGATATAGGCGAGAGCAGTTCGGTAATAAAGACACTCGATGCACTTCCTGAAGCGATAAACGCCCAACCGTTCGCTATCTCTATACGACGAGACATATCCCCACCTCGAAAATGGCAGAAGAACGAGATTTGCTACTTCGCCAACTTTGGCACGAAGTTCTTCGAGAAATGGGACGAGTCATCTTTGCAAACAGGTATAGGAGGATCGGAGACAGCAATCATCTCGCTCTCTCAAGAGTGGGTGAAGCATGGATGGAAGGTTACTGTATATGGTGATCCTGCTACGAAAGGGGAAAGGAACGGTATCAACTGGCTTCCTTACTATTATTTCAATAAGAAGGACTTCTTTAACATATTTATTCAGTGGAGAGGATGGCAACTCGCAGGACAGGTGAAATGCAGAAAATTCTTCACCGACCTCCATGACATATACGCTCCTGTTGATTTTACTAACGAAGACCTGAACGCGATAGACAAAATAATGGTAAAGAGTCAGTATCACCGCTCGCTCGCTCCCGCTATTGCCGATCATAAATTCATTATTCTCTCAAATGGAATATCCCAAGTTTAAAGAACTACCAAAGAAGACACAAGACGCATTCAATGATTTTGCGGATACCAACCAAGACTTCATAAGGGCGATTATGTTTCTAAATGGGGAAACAAAATGTATTTATTGTGGAAAACAATTCGACAAGAAATTATTCCAAGGCTTCAGAGCCGATGGTGAATTCATGTTTCACATCAAGGAGACTCATGGGTATGATCCTGAGACGTTTATAAATATTATGCAGACCTATGCGACAACATAAACTTTGTTATCTATCGAGCCCCGATCGTGGACTTGATGTTCTTCTTGATATGTGGGTAAAAATCAAAGAGAAATTCCCCGACGCTGAACTACATATTGCATATGGATGGAAAGTATTCGATATGATATTTCATAACAATCCTGAGCGTAAAGCATGGAAAGAGCTCATGGTCGAGAAGATGCAGTACCCAGGCATCGTGGATCATGGGAGGCTCGGAAAGAAAGAGCTCAAGGAACTACGACAACAGTGTGGAATATGGGCGTATCCTACGTGGTTTAATGAAATAAGCTGTATCACTGCACTAGAGGTGCAATCTGATGGCTGCGTGCCTGCTACGATGAACATTTTCGCCCTAAAAGAGACTGTAGGCTCAGGATTCAAGATAGATGGAGATATATATGATGAAAAGGTACAAGAACAATATCTCGAGAAACTGTACGACCTGATGTCCGACAAAGCCTGGTGGGAGGGAGAACAAAAGAAAGGTATCGAGTTCGCCAAAGACTACACATGGAATAAGATAGCGGAACAATGGGAAAAAGCATTCGTGCAAGACGAGGAGACTATCAAAGTAACGATATATACGCCTACCATACGCAAAGGTTGGTGGAGAACAATGGCAAAAAATATAGCTGAGCAAACGTATAAGAACATTGAGTGGATTATTGTTGATGACCACGAGGACGATAGATCGGAGATGGCTGAAAAGATGAAAAAGGAGTTTGCGATCGATATAAAATACCTACGGGGTAAAGAACGGAAGATGAAGCGGACATACGCTTTGGTAAATGCAAACAATACCGCACTGCAACAAGCTAAAGGAGAAATATTTGTATTCCTTCAGGATTTTGTATATATGCCCAATGATGGTATAGAACAGATCGTGAAGCTTCATAGAGACCACCCTGACGCACTACTAGCACTCCCCGATATGTATGTTGCTCCGAAAGTAAAACCTGATATTGAGAGCGAGGATTGGTTTAATGGAGAGGACGATATATTCGGCACTTTCATACGAAAGAACGTACGCATACAAAATAAAGGACTCAGAAATACGGATAATCCTTATGACTTCGAGCAAAACTATGGAGCGATCCCGACCAAGATAGCTCGCGCGCTTGGAGGATGGTACGAATTTTACGACGAAGGACTTGGTTATGACAATACCGATATTGCATATAGAGCCTTACAGATGGGATACAAGATCATTCTCGATGAGCTTAATATCGCGATCTGTGTCGATCACTGGGAAGCACTACAAGGTACAAAAGACCTTGGTATCGGTCGCGCACGAAGACTCAATGATCCAAGATACGTATGGATGAAGGAAATGATAAAAGCGAAGAGACTACCTCTGGTTAGAACCCAGGAAGTAGATGACGCAATAGACCTTCAATATACCGTTCCTGAAGAAGTTACCGATGACAAAATGGTCGAATGGATAAACGAGAACACCCCATCCGTTGTTGCAAATTGGCTTAAAGATAAATGAGAATACTTATTACTGGTAGCAGTGGTCTTATAGGAACAAATCTTGTCAAAAGACTTGAGAAAGAACACACAATTATTCACGCATCAAGACGTGAAGGCGTTGATCTTCGAGACTATGCTTCAGTGAAGGAATTGTTTGCGAGTACGAAACCTGAGATCGTTTACCATCTCGCTGCTAATAGTTCAGAAGCACGTGGTCAAATATCACCAGTAGATATGACACAGAGGAACCTCGGAATATTTGTAAACGTATTAGCGGAGGCTATAAATACTAAGGTAAAGCGTTTTATATATACCTCCTCGGTCGCAGTCTATGGGGAAGCAAACGTCCCATATATGGAAGATGGTCCTACGATCCCGAAAGATGTGTATGGAGTCAACAAACTCGCCGCCGAACAGATTCTCAAAATAATGGCGAAAGTATACGGATTCGAGTACGTGATATTCCGACCTCACAATATTTATGGACCAGGACAGAACATGAACGATCCCACAAAGAATGTAGTAGCTCTCTTTATGAGACTGCTTATGGAGGGAAAACCATACAAGCTCTATGGAGAAGGTAAGATGTGTCGTGCGTTCTCATACGTGGGCGACGTGGTGGACGTATTTGTGGAAGCATTAGAGCCACGATTCGCTAATAAGACGATGAATGTGGGGGCAGAGCATCACATAAGCATCAAAGAGCTCTCAGATATGATCCAAGAGATAACGGGAATACAGGGAACGCCCGAGATGCTACCAGGACGCAAGCAGGAAATATCCATGTTCCTTGCCGACCACACACTTCAAAACACCCTCATAAAATACAGAAATACCCCGCTTAAAACAGGACTCCAGACTACGTGGGAGTGGGTAAAAAAAAAGGGGTTCGGTCAGTTAGAAGTTCATCCTAACGAGATATGTTTGTAGTAAACGCACAGAAAGGGAACATAACATATCCACAAGACCTTCTCCGAAAAGCGGGTGAGGAGTACTTTCCTGATGTTGAGTTTAGGGTCAATTGCGAGCCTTACTCAATAGTAGGCGAGCCCTATTGGGCTTTTGATAATTATCGGTGCGGTGGAAGAGTCGAAGGATCCCCGAGCCATATATTTTATACACAGCCATCATGGGGATTGAAGTTTGCAGAGAAATATCCCCGAGATACGATCAAATGTATTACCTACGCCTGTGATCCTGATCTACACAAACCAATAGAGATGGAAAAGATTTACGACGTTGGATTCATAGGCACATTTCAGGATGGAGATGGGCGCAAGGAGGTTATGGAAGCAATCAAGAATGAGTTCAACTGCTTCGTTTCTACCTCAACTCCGAGCGACCAAATATCGACCGAGTATTCTAAGTGTAAAGTTATCTTCAACCATATACGATATGAGGAAGTAAACATTCGCTTCTTCGAGGCTCTCGCGATAGGTACGCAAGTCTGCACATATACTCCTAATCTCAACCTGTTCGCCACTGAAGGAGAATCGTATCTGACATTTAAATCAATACCTGAAGCTATAGACAAGATAAGAAAGCTATTAGCCGACGATGATAGGAGGAAAAGCATAGCCGAACACGCGCGCGAATCTGCATTACGTCATACATATAAGCACAGAGCTCAAGATATGTTGTCATTTCTCAATTTAATTTAATTCTATGTTTACTCCAATAAAGGACAGAATAGAGTACGGAGGTGCGATGATCGGAAAGGAAGAACGTGACGCTATCTTAAAAGTTATAGACTCTCAGGGAGGACGACGATGGACGATTGGACCCGAGAGTGTTGCTCTCGAAAAAGAACTCGCAAAGAAGACATGGGTAAAGCGTGCGGTACTTGTTAATTCGGGATCATCTGCACTCCTTGTCGGAATCGCGGCGCTTAAGCTACCGAAAGGATCGAAAGTCATAGTACCTGCGGTCAACTTCCCCACAGCATTCAACTCTATTATCCAAAACGGTCTCGTACCTCTTGTCGTTGATGTTGAACTCAAGACACTCAATATCGACCTCATGGAAGTAAAGAAGGCTATGAATGAACACAATGATATTTCGGCGGTCATCGCTGTTGATATTGCGGGAAATCCTGTTGACCTTGTACTACTCCGAAAGATCGTCGGTAAGAAAGTAAAGATAATACTCGACAATTGTGACGGCTATGGAACAAAGCTCCGAGATGAGTTTATAGACGCATTCGCTGACATATCCTGTGTATCATTTCACGCCGCCCATATCATAACCATGGGTGAAGGTGGAGCAATACTGACGAACGACGAGAAGATAGCGAACACAGCTCTGAAAATGAGAGAGTGGGGGCGCGCTTCGGGATCTGACAAGATATATAAGTACCCGGGATTCCCTGAAGATTATAGAGAGCGATATGTATACGAGGAAATTGGATATAACCTGAAACCCCTCGAGCTACAGTGCGCGATGGGGAGAGTACAGCTAAAGAAGCTAGAGTCGTTTGTGGGTAAAAGATTCAATAACTACCAGAAGCTCAAGAAGATATTCACAAAGTATCCACAATTCCAGGTAGTAGAAGCAATCTCTAATTCATTCCCTTGTTGGTTTTCATTTCCGATACTCTGTAAGGGGATAAAGAGATCTGAGGTTATGGATGAGCTCGAAAGAAATAATATCGAATGTAGGACGATATTTTCGGGAAACGTACTCCGACACCCTGCATACAAAGATGTGAATGCTATTCAGGTCGGCAATCTAAAGAACGCAGATTATGTTATGGCAAACGGGGTATTTCTATCCTGCCATCCATCGCTGACGAGCGAGAAGATAAACTTTATTGGAAAAGTTATTGAAAAACTATGTACGTAATCTATAGAATGTGCGCTATACCAAGTACAAACCCATCGCCAATCTTAAACGAAGACAAGGACGCTCTGAATTGGTTATGTCTCAAGTCGTTTGTAGAGGCTTTCGGTAAGGCTGCACCACCAGATGAATATTACGTTGATCCAAAGATACATTTCTTATGTGATTATTGTCCACCGTATTACACTCAGAAGATACAAAGCATCGTGCCGAGTCATTGGATCAGCGAGATAGAATACACACGGCTGGGAATAAATGGCACAGCTCTGAGATCGTATGAGCTTGCAAAACAACAGGATGATATTACGCTGTTTCAGGAGTGCGACTATCTATATCGACCATACGTAATGAGTACGTATATAGAGGCTATCAAGACGCTTGGACTTGTGTCTCCTTACGATCATAAGAATTTCTATATGGACTCGTCTATTCACAGCGAGACAGTAAACATAAAGCTTGTAGACGATTATCACTATCGATCAACGGAAAGAAATACCATGACGTTCGCAGTCGCACCATCGGTACTCGTATCGGGATTCGACATATTCATGAAATATGGATACCTCGATTCTGACGTGTGGCACGAATTACGCGCGAAAGGGCATCAGTTATACGTTCCTATTCCATCTTTTGCTACTCACATGGCAAGAGATTGGCTTGCACCCTCAGTTGAATGGCAATCCCTATGGAAAACCCTAATTTAGTTAAACCAAAATACAGCGTTGTTCTTCTTATCTTTCATAGAACGAAAGAGCTGGTTGATATGGCTCGAGATTGTGTTGCGTCGATACGAAACTCAAGTAAGGATTATGAAATCATTATCGTGGACAATGGGTCGACAGAGAGATATGAATGGGAGAAGGAATGCGACGTGTATATACGCTTCGATAAGAATATGGGCATATCTCATGGGTGGAATACGGGAATACGGATCGCAAGAGCGAACTACATAACAATACTTGGAGATGATACGATCGTGCACACAGGGTGGCTAGAGGAGCTTCAGAAGGCTATGGATATGCCACAGGCAGGACTCTCAAATATCTACGTGGAGCATCTTCCACAGGGTATGGGGATTGTAGAGAACTACAAATGGTTTTCTCACGCTTGTGTGATGCTTACCAAGAAAACGATCGCACGGGTAGGCTATTACGATCAGGATACGTATTTCCCCTGCAATTTCGAGGATCATGACTACATTACTCGGGTACTTCGTGCTGGTCTCAAGTGCTACGTGAACTATGGGTGCTCTGTTCAACACAAAGAAGGACAGACACTCCACGCGAAAGACCTGTCACAGCACTTCATAGCACTCAAGAAGAAGTTTATGGATAAGTGGGGCTTTGATAACCAAGCAGTATTTTGTGGAGATCAGCCATTCCCATTCGTTTGATAACCTAATACCATTTCGTGCATACTACCTATATGGAGATTAAAATAGTAGATAAAGACAATAAACCGATTGTAAAATCTACTCCCGAAACTAAAGAGGTGAAAAACGAGGTAGAAACGACGGGATCGACATCTCTTCCTGAGCTTGAAATGCGCGCAGTGCATCAGGCGCTAGGGCTCGAGAATGATGGCGATAAGAATAGATTCAAACATGAGGTAGATACGATCTTGCGATGGGCTCAGGAAAATGCGAAGGGTAAAGACCCTGAAGACTTGAAATGGGCGATCCGATCGTTAGAGCTTCGTGTAGGCACTCCTCCGCTCTCTGAAAACAGAGTCAGATACCTTGCTCGCTATGCTTTCCTTGCGGGGGAACATAAGAATATCGAGAAACAATTAAAAGCATTTCAATCAATGATATGATCCTTGAAGACCTATACCAAATACTTTTCGGTAAGAATCACATACAAGACGGGACTGTGATTGATATGGCTGAGCATGGGAGACAGGGTGGACTATCAACAAAACAGGGATATAAGTTCACCGACAAAGTACAACTTCGTATGGCTCTCGGAACAAACGCTTCTCTCACATTTCTTGGACACGCTGCCCCCGATGTCGGGGCTTCGCTTCCCTATTGGCGTATCAAAGCCATCTCTGCCCGTGGTGAGATAGCTTTTGCGAATAACAGCGATAACTTCGATAAGATATGGGATCTGAAGACTACCTACGTCTATGATTTGGGTTGATAACCTACGCTACTTGTCTCTACCTTATTGGGTATATGAGTAGAACTTTATCGCAAATCCTAACAGACGTGAATGCATTCGTTGATCTCGAAGCCACCCTACCTACAGGGTCAGAGCTTACGCTCAGAACTAATTATGCAAACCAGGCTGTCATCGACGCGACTGCGGTAGCTCAACTTCCCGAACTCAAAGCTACTTATTCGGTAGATCCATCGACACTAGCCTCAATATCTCTCCCTTCAAATTTCAACGGATTCTCAGTAGCTCCTAAACAGAATATAAACGGAGGCTGGACATCATACGAGCAGATAGAGCCCGAGGAAAGATACTCAAAAGAGTCGTCCGATGATTATTGTTACGTACTCGGTAATCCTCAAGATGGATATACCGCTATATTCAACGGACACGAACCGAACACAACTCTATATTTCGACTACCAGAAAACACCCTCAGGATTCGCAACACTTACCTCGGTTTGTGAGTTTTCAGACCCCACCTACGTAACCTCGAAGGTTGAAAGCTATATCTTGCAATCACGATCTGACGACAGATTCCCCATAATCGAAGCGGAAGCACAAAGGAAGCTCAAAAACATGGTGGGTAGGTCTATGAGAAAGCCAGGAGGGGGAACGAATACGATACGAAAAATGGGTACTGCAAATTATGTTCTTGAATAATGCCACTCTTTAATTCTAATCCACCTCCCTATAAGCCAAGGGCGGGAATATCCGCTCAATGGAAAGACCTAAAAAAAGGTCTGAATATGCTTCTGAGACCAACCGAACTAGGGACAGATGAGTATGAACAGGGTGACAACATAATGCTTATTGGATCAGGAGTACCTACGGGAAGATGGGGAACGACAACCTATTTTACTGCCAATGCGACTGGAGCAGTACGAGGTATTATGACGTTTGCAAATACCGCGACACTCACAAAAGATGTACTCGCTGTCACCGATGAGGGATTTATTTCGAAAAAGAACGGATCAACGTCGACACAGATAACGGGGATAAGCTACCCATCGGGGTCATATCTAAGATCAGAACAGCTCGGAGGTAAGACATATATCGTAAACAAAAACAGACCATTCGTTACATACGCGGGAGGAACGACAGTTGACGTGTTTGCAACTATTAGCGCACCAACAAACGCTCTCGCGACAAACCTATCGGGGGTAACGGGTTCATATACACAGAGTTGGAGAATCACAGCACTTGGACCAAACGGAGGAGAAACCACAGGTTCTACAGCAGTAATACTTCCGAACCTACCCCAAGACCTGACAGCCACGAAGGTAAGAGTATCGTGGACGCGTCCCTCTGCTTCTTCACTCTCTGCATTCCAAATATATAGAGGTCAACCTGGGGCAGAGTCTTACTTGGCGGCGGTCGGAGCCTCGACAACAGTTTACGATGATGTTGGCGACCCTGGATCGACGATAAGACTTGTCCCTGCAACTAACACCACAGGGGGAATAATCAGCGACATCATAGCGAAGTTTAACGACAGACTTATCATGGTAGATGCTAACGATCGTACAAAGCTTCTCATCTCGGGAAGATACCCCTACCAAGGAAGATTCTCATGGGCTGACGGTGGAGGCTACGCGTATATTGATCCTGATTCGGGAACAGATATTACAGGGGTAGCAGTACAACCAGGAACTAACAAAGTCGTGGTTTATAAGGACTACTCACACTATGAAGTAACTCTGGGAACGGTCGCTATAGGAAACTATCTTGTTCTCGATCCGACTTACCAACCAATATCTACACAGGTGGGAGCTTGTAACCCTGACGTGATCGAGGTTGTTGAAAACGATATATTCTACTTCGGAAGAAAAGGACTCTATGTGACGGGATATGAGCCGAACTTTATGAATACAATCCGTACGAATGAAATATCCGCAAGAATGCGCCCATACCTTCAAAGGCTCGGCGCGAACGACTACAGAAATGTGAACGCCGCATATATTGACAATAAATATCTCCTCTCATTCCCTGATCGGAAGGAGATGATTGTATATGATCGCGAGAGAGGTAGCTTTGTGGGAATATGGAAATTGCCATTCGGAATTACACGGATGGAAGTTGTTGTCGACTCGGCAGGAACAGAGAGGTGGATAATAGGTACAGCAGAAAGCAATCAGCTATATACATTCGAAGCATCGGTAAATAGCGATAACGGTACGACAATAACGAAAACGCTACGTCTCAACAAAGAAGCATTCTCCTCATGGACTGAGCTAAAGATACTCGAATACTTCTACATTCTATTCCGAAACATCACAGGAGAGGTCACAGTAAATATTCTCCTCGAGGATCGGAACGGTACTACGTCTGTTGTTGAGACATTCACTATCACAGGAGCGGCGGTTTCAGGTCACTCGGGATGGGGAGCTTCAATATGGGGATCGATGTTGTGGGGAAAGACGAAGGGAGCGCCTGTCTCAGGTGGTGATGAACTTACGCGATGGGGACAGCTATATAAGTCAGGACGCTTGGTGCAGATCGAGATCGTATGCAACAAACCAAACTCTAATTTTGAGCTACTTTCGGCAGAGATAACCGCGAAGCCACAAGGTAAAGGATCACTCTCGTCTTCTCAGAGAGTGTAGGTTGATAACCTGAACTTCTTGCCTCTATCTTGGTCGTATGGAAAACGCACTCAACAATCTTCAGAAAACACAAGAAGCACATAACCTCGTAGCCTTACTTGGAGAACAAGGACTAAACGAATATCTAATCTCTCTCCTTGAAAAGGTAGGGGGTAATTTCGATGAAGCGGTAAAACATATGCGCGTGCATGGTATGGCAGTACAAAATATGAAACAGGCAGGAGTACAGACCGACTACGCGAAACTCATGGCAATACCAACAGCGAGCGAGATAAAGAACGATCCTGTGGCTTATCCGACACCTGCCCCGCAAGGACAAAGACCAATACCTTCTAGCATGAGAACAAACACGCAGGCACCAAGAGCGATGGGTATTGCTCCTCAGCCCACTCCCATGCCACCTCGACAGGCTGTAGCACCGACACAGCAACCTCGCGTATTAGGAGCAAGTGCTATGAGAGCTGCAAATACAAGTGTTACCCCATCACCATCACAAACAGTATCAAACTATACAAATACACCCACGTATGCTCAACCCGGATCGGGAAACGTTGTCAATCCATTCCAACCAGGCGCATACATGACTGAGGATATTGGTGGATACGTAGGTCATGCAGGACAAGACTTCGGTTATGATCCATCAGGATCACAAAGGGCAGTTACTAACCCCATTGGCGGTATTCCCTTCGCGGGCTATCAAAGCAACGGATATGGCAACTATTACGGAGTGATCGGAGGAAACCCACAAGAGATTGCTCAGATGTCTCCTGAAGAAAGACAGGCTATCATAGAGGAAACAAGAAGGAAAATGGGCACTGCTTCAAGTCTTCAAGACCTCAATATCCCAGGGAAGAACATATCTATTCAAGGACACCTTAATCAGCTTCCGGGCTCCCTTCCAAATTATGTAGCGACAGGATCGGCACAGCTACAGATGGGATCGACAGGTCGCAGTACAGCTCTCCACACACATCAAGAAATAAAAGACATAGCAGGTAAACAACGAGGACTCGCCGATTTCGCAAAACAATACGGTTCGAATATATCTATTCCAAACGGTCAAGGTGGTACTGGAGGCGGATTTACGGGTGTAGTGGCAGCGGCTCAGAAAGCATTTAGTTCAATAGGAAAACCAACACAGACGGTCGCTCGCGCAGGCAATATGGTTCCTACACCAACTCCAACGCCTGCTCCAAAATCGTCACCCGCACCAAAACAAACATATAAAGCTCCTGTGGCTGTAAAGAAATATATAGCACCAATCAAGTCACCAACTCCAACGCCTATGAAGAAATCGGTAGCGCCAACCTATTCAGCACCGAAAATAAACTACTCAAGTCAGAAGTCATATAGCGCTCCGAAACCATCACCAACTCCTGCACCACGAAGTTATCAACCGATGCAATCAACATATAAACCCGTTACTTATTCACGTCCTTCGCCTCAACAAAATTTCTTTGCTCAGACTCAGAAGGCGCTCAGTAATTTATTCAAATTCAAATAACATCTATGACGCTCTATTATCCAACATCACAAAACTTCGTTCAGAAAACACTCGACGCGCAATTGCTCACTGGAGCTACCGCTTCGATGACTCTGAACAACGTGACAGGAATTCAAAATAAACCTGGAGTAGCCATCATAGATCGCATAGATAGCAACGAAGCAGAGACAGAAACAAAGCGCGAGGTAGTTATATATACAGGTGTTTCGGGTAACACTCTCACGGGTCTTACCAGAAATGCAGATAATTCAGGATCAGATCAGGATCATGCAGTCGGAGCTATTGTTGAATTTTCTGCTGATGTTTTATGGGCGCAAAGTATTCTCAATCTTCTCGACGGCACAACCGCAGGTATCAAAGTCAAAACCGCTATCTACGATGAAAACGGTAACGAAGTAATAAAAACCCCTGCGACAACGAATGCGGTGAATGAAGTAACTGTAACCAACTCTGCAACGGGGAATAGCCCTTCTGTTTCAGCGACAGGAGGGGATGACAATCTTGATCTTCTTCTTGTTGCGAAAGGAACGGGTGTAGTGAAAGCGGGAGGTGTCGCGGTTGCTACAGGAACGATACCTGTAAAAGCATCAGGAGCAGAAGTAACCACAGGCACAGATGATGCGAAGTTTGCGACTGCTAAAGCTCTTGCTGATGCGGGGGTGAATACTAGATTAAAATCAAAAATCATTGTTGCAACGAGAGATTTGTCCGCTGCAGGCGCACCCACAGACGTTGCATACACAGGTGTTGGTTTTGTCCCAACCTCAATTGTTGCTCTTTATGGTATTGACGGAGGAGTACTCATTGGAATGGGTATGTCTGACAGTACAAAAGCAGGCAATAACGTAGATAGAGATAATGCAGAAGCTACTCATGCGAATAACTACTTGATTTGTGCAATTACCACAGGCTCAAATAATCAACTAGCGACTGTTAAATCATACGATGCTGATGGTTTTACTCTCACTTGGACGAAATCAGGAACACCAACAGGAACGATAAATATGTATTTCTTGTGTTTTAGATAACCTATGACAATCCTCATCCATTGCAAAATATAAATCTATGAATTTTGTATACATATATGATCCAAACAACACCTTTATCACAACGTGATCCAAAATGGGCTAATATCAAACTTGGTTTTGGCACAGGAACAATCGGACAGTATGGCTGTACCATCACTGCTATTACGATGCTCTTGAACTCAAAAGGAGCAAATCTTAATCCATCTCAGGTGAACGACAAGATGAAAGATACAGGGGCATTTGGTGGTGATCCTGCTAATCTCGTTTGGTGGGCGAAACTTCCCAAGGCATTCCCTCAGATAACAAGCGTGTATAAGTATTATTCATACGACAACGACATCGTGAAAGGTCTCATTAAACAAGGCTATCCTGTTGTTGTTTGTGTCGATGGATCACCTATAGGGAGTAGTCAGCACTGGGTACTCTACGTGGGAGACCAGACCCTTCTTGATCCGTGGGATGGAAAGGGTAAGCCTACCTCAACGTACAAGCCATTAGAGTTTGTGAGTATGGGTGTGACTGCACCTGTACCCGAACTACCCTCTGATCCATGCGCTAATCTACGGGATGAAGTTAGCAGACTCAACAAAGAACTGCTAAATAGTCGTATGGACACAGAGAAGGCGCTAAATGACCTAAAAAGCACCAACAGAGAACTAACGATAGCAAAGAATAAACTCATAGACATTCAAAAAATACTTAATGGATGACAACAAACGACCTACCAGGAGCAGTTAAGGATATGAGAAGCTCCTTTCAGGGGTTTTATGAGTTTGTGAGAATGGCGATGGAAAGCCTATACGCAAGGAATGCAGAGCTTTATAAGGAGCTGAGAGAAGCAGAAAATAAAATTATCAGTTTAGAGACATTGTTACATGAAAAAGGACAGTAGTTTACCACCATTTTTCGAAGAATTGCTTGACGAAAGATTCAAAAAAGTCAATGACTCTCTGGATGTTCTGACGAAGATAGCTGAGCAAAATAAAGGCTATATAGCGTCACTCAGCACTTCGATCAGAGACACAAAACATCTGGTCAGGTGGATCATTATATGGACAGCAATCCTCACAGCTTCTCATGTGTTTAGTCTATTTGGAAAACCTTTACCAATTGACAAAATAATTTCAATTCTATGAAAAGCAATAGATGGCAGTTTAATATCGAAGACTACCAAGCATGGGTCAAAAACGCCCTCTGGTTTACCGCTCCTGTGATTCTTATTTATCTCGTTTCGGTGATGTCTGTTGTGACTGAACCAGGACACACTATGAAGCTCACAGACTTTGCTGTATCGGAAATGACCAAGACAGCAATCGTAGTATGGATTCTAAATCGTGCGGTTGATTTCTTTAGACGTTATCAATCAGGAAAATAACTCATGCCATCCCTTACCGTTGACTATATTCTGGGTGATGCTCTGATGCACTCTCACTCATCAGGGGATATAGTTGATTTGACTACAACACTTGATCCACGCTATGTAAATATTACTGGCGATACGATGGGGGGTAACTTAATCTTCCCAGACAATAACTCTGTTCTTCTCGGTACTGGTTCAGATGGGGAATTATTTCACGATGGCTCAAACACCTACTTTCAAAACAACACAGGGAACATAATCATAGAAAACGATGCTACAGATGGAGACATAACCTTCAAAGTCAACGATGCTGGAGTTGACACAACAGTGATGACTTTAGATGGTGCAACAGGCAACGTCGGCATCGGGACGACAGTACCCTCATACAAACTTTCTGTACAAAACACAGGTGGGGCTACACTTGGATTATATACATCAGCATACGGGGGGGTAATGACTGTAACAGGTGGGGCTAGTGATAATTCTTTCTATATGTATCCTGCTTCTGGGATAACCTATTACTCAACAATAGGAGTAGATAACATATTTGCTCTAACCAATTCTATTGGCTCTACTACTGTAACAGTCACCTCAAATGGAAGCAGTTTTTTTAATGGTGGCAACGTCGGCATCGGGACGACGAGCCCTGACTATAAATTACAGGTAAATGGAGTGATTGCTCCAGAAACAGATGGGCAGGACTTGGGTGTTACTTCGACTCTGAGATGGGATGCGTATTTAAATGTCCTTGCCCATGAAGGAACAACACTAGGTTTTTTTGGTACTGCGCCAACAACACAACAAACCGAATTAACAGACGAGCTCACTACAATAACTTTTACTGCACCAGGAACACCAGATTATGCTATCCAGGATTTAGTGGATTCTTCGGCAGGTGCTACTTTCGGCTTTGCAACCAAAGACGAAGGGAATAGCGTACTAGCAGTAGTAGCAAACTTACAGGTGAGAGTGAATGAACTAGAAACAAAATTAGTGGCTTACGGATTACTTATTGATGTGGATTAGGAGGTGAATGCAACAATGTTTAAAATCATTAAAAACGGTACAGAGCCAAAATCTACACAAGCAGGGCATGATCTGTTTTATGAAGTTAAGTATTTTAAAACTGCTATTGATAGAGAAGGTAACGAAGTTGAGGTGGTTGACGATGAGAGAGTTGAAAGAGTAACAGTTTCTCAGTTAGAAGCTCAAAAAGTGGGCTATCAGAACATGATCAAGGAAATCGATAGCAAACTTTTAGAAATTACAAAATTAGTCTAATGGATATATCACAAAAAACAGTAACAGAACTCAAGGCGATTGCCTACGATCTTTTAGTGCAGATTGAGGGTTTTCAAAAGAATCTCGCAATCGTGAATGCAGAGATTGCGAAGAAGTTAAAATCATTTGAACCTCCTAAAGATGTTCCTGTTCCTGAAGAAACAAAAGCAGAAAATTGATCTGAAGGGAGAGCGAAAACGCCTTCTCTCCCTCCATCTGAAACGGATGAAGAAGTTATTAAGAAGAAACAAATGATACTCATTACTCATATATTCTAACCCCGCTAACCATGCGGGGTATTTTTTTACCCTATGGAAAAAGAAAAGGCACTGAAAGTATTAGAGAGGGCGGTGAAGATTGCAGTTCCAGTTGGGCTCATAATGTTCGGCTCGGTGTGGAGTTTTGGTTCGGGAACGAAGAAAGAAATAAGAGCAAAGACAGGAGGCAAGTGTGCTCAGTGCGGGTCTAGTCAGCATATAGAATGCCATCATGTAATTCCACACACGCTAGGAGGAAAGGATAGTGTTGAGAACGGTGTGCCACTTTGCGGGGATAGATCAAGGGATTGCCATGAGGAATGGGATGAGAAGGCGTTGAAAAGGGGAGTAGTTTATCCTGGGATACCTATCGAACAGGCTCCTGTTTCCTTATTCAAAAATCCACAGGCGAGAAGAAGTGCGCTCAAGAGGTTTCATAGGTTATAGCTATCTTTGCAAACCCTCTCATACTCCTTCACTAACTTCTTGACCATCTTCTGAGCTACGAGATACCAGTGTCGTTGGTGACTCCTTCCTTCATGAGCATCCTGTACGACAATGATCTTATTAGCAATCTCCCGAACCATATCCTCAGCGATTCCATCAATCTCATCGTTCATGTTGAATGGAGGAGGTGCAACAAATGGTTTTAATCGCTCTGGATGTTTTTTTGCGTCTTTCAGACGATCTATTGCTATCTGAACATCCTTATCAATCCAGTAGCTCTCATGGTTCTTACACTCCTTGTTCGGCTTCCGTTTCAAGCTCATACATTCGGGACAATATTCATCAGGTGGGTCTTTTGGCTCTGTAACGTTTGTTAGATTGGGGTATCTTCTGGGTTTTGTCATAGGTTTTCTCTAGTCAAACTCATTAACATGAACGTGCACATACACAGCATATAACCAAAGACGCCAACCACGAAAGAATTTTCTAATATCCCCGTAGCGATACCACAGAATGTGGCAAAGACCACTGTTTGTATCTTTTCATGAAAGTACATTGTTTATGAAATAATTAATAAAATACTTCGTACCGTAACCAATCAATAGCATCTACCAGGAATCCTGGCATCCACCAATTGTCACGCAGGAGGGTTAATTTCCACCACATCCAGTGTTTCATAGTTTTTCAATCTCTTTCTCAACTTCTTTAATCATAGCCATACAATCAACGAGACTACTTTTTGATAGATTTTGTATAAGTATACTGACCTGAGCAATGCTGAGGATACTTTTCAGTACCTTTTTTAGTCTGGGTTCTGTCAGAACTTTATCCTGTTCCTTCTTCATATACTTCCCTGCGTGTCTGGTTGCTTTGGTCATTTCGTGGGGTGAGAACATTTGCTCACTATCCGCAATACCACACCCGTCGTGCTTATTACACAGGCAACACTCTGCCTTACCTCCATACTTCTTTAATCGCTCCTCACAGGTTGCGTGGGTCTGACCTTCTTTTGTTTCAATGAACATAGTTGAATAAATAACTTGTAACGCTTATTTTGAGGCTAAACATTTAACAAATTGATAAACGGGATTTAACATTTTATTATCTGACACCTTGATAATGAGCTTATTTAACCTCAATTTATTATCTACACAGTATAGAGAACTAATATCCGTGGGTGACTTTATTGGCTTTGCGATCTTTATCCATGTCTGATCGGAGCCCAGTCACTATGGATTTTCCACGGACATCAATCCTCTAAATCCTCATAGAGAGCCCCTACGATGAAGGGGAGCCATAGGGACTCTGTATCAGGACTTATTAACCGTCTTGTCGTAAATCATGTAATAGAATGTCTTTCCAAATAACCAAAATCGTCTACCAAGTCGCACTCTATAATGGTTATTCCACAACTCATCATTTGGCTTTCCTATAGTGCCAAACTCAAACGCTTTGTTCCCAATCTTAAATAATATGCTCATTTTATTTCCTCCTTTAGAGTGGCTAGGGACTTCCGTATACCCCCCACCATTTCTAACATTTCTTTATGTGTGGTATCTTCTGTGGTTGATTGAAC